TATGACTACTTCGCCGTGTGCAAGGTCCTGGTGATCGCGCCCCTGCGGGTGGCGGAGGACACCTGGACCCGCGAGAGCGCCAAGTGGGACCACCTGCAGCACCTCCGTGTCAGCCGGGTGCTGGGCAGCGCCAGGGAGCGCCTGGCGGCCCTAGCCGTGGAGGCGGACGTGTACTGTATCAACCGGGAAAATGTGCCGTGGCTGGTGAAGCACTACGGCCTGGGCTGGCCCTTTGACCTGGTGATTGTGGACGAAAGCAGCAGTTTCCGCAACCCCAGCGCCCAGCGCTTCAAGGCGCTGCGGAAGGTGCGGCCGCTGATAAAATACATCTGGGAGCTGACCGGGACGCCCCGGCCCCGTAGCCTGCTGGACCTCTGGGCGCAGGTCTACCTACTGGACCGGGGGGAGCGCCTGGGCAAGACCATGACCGAGTACAAAAACCGATATTTCACGCCCGGCCGCCGCAACGGCTACGTGGGCTATGAG